AGTATTCATCTATAGAAATATAGGTGGATACAATGAAATATTTTATTTTTAAAAATAATACTATGCCTAAAAAATTTGCTACTGTTACAAGTGCTACATGAGCTGCCGCAATAAATACTACTACAGCTATTAATGGTTTTTTTAGATTAAGTTCTATTACTTTACATTTTAGTGCTGCTCCAGCTGCAGCAGGAGATATAACTTTTACTGTAAATGCTAAAGATTGAGCTGATTATGATAATATCTTATTTACAGTCGATCCTAGTACTGCATCTGAGACAGATATAACTTATACTCCTACAAATGATTTAGTTTTTGAAGAATGAGATGAAATAGTTGTTGCTTATGCAAATGCTGATGCTAGAACTTACGGATTAAGAATAGTTACACAAAGTTTATAATATAACCTACATAATATGGCTATATGACAAGTAACGGCTAGAAAAGAAAAGTGAAATTGACCTATGAATTTTGATAATAATATAAAAAGACAATTTATATTAAATTCTGTCACAATTCATTTTGATTCTGTGCCTACAACAGCTGAAGAATTGATTATAAAAGTAGATAGTATAGGATGAGTTGAATATGATGCTATATTATATAAAATAGATCCAAGTGCTGCAATTGCAACTGATATAGTATTTATGCCTGATCGTGATTTATTTTTTGAAGATTGAGATATTATTAATGCTACTTATCCAAATAGTGATTGAAATATATATTGAATAAGAATAGTTACTCAATGATTATAAGATAATTTTAAAAATATGACTCAATATATAAACTGACAAGAAAATAATGGAGTATATGATAAGGATTGAAAAGGTATTTTAAGCTTAAATTGAGCTTTAAATGTACATGATGCAGATGTACATAATACCCCAATAAATGAATTATTTCATAGACATACTTGAATTAATACAACTCTTGCTGCTCCAATAACTAAATGAGATTATGTAATAACAGTAAATGATACAAATATATTAAATTGATTTGACATACAAATAGAAGATTGAATTGTTGAAACAACATTTCCTAAAGTTTTAAGTTGATGATGAACAACGACATTAACCTTAGATAGACCAATTGATAATGATTTTATTATATGAAATCCTGTTGAACAAGTTACTTATAATATGAATGTAGATTGAAGTACAACTCCAGTTGCATTTAGACTTATTCCAGATAAAGATCAAACTTGGCATATAGTTAGATTTTTATTATGAATGGTACATGATTCAGCTGCAGATGATAGTAAATTTGGAAGTTTAGATGCCTTAACTAGATGATGTGTATTAAGATGATATAATTGAACACTAAATCAATACAGAACATTTACAAACTGGAAAAGTAATGAGGATATTAAAATGGATATGTTTGATTTAGTTTATACTGATAAATCTTGAGGTTGAAAATACTGAACTAATTGAAGATGAAGTGTTAAGATATGAACATGAGCTACTCCAACAATAAATTGAGCTAATTGAGATTATCTTGAATTATTAATACAAGATGATTTAACAGATACAAATCTAACAAGTTTCAATTTAAAATGACAATGACATATTGAATCAATGTAATTTTTAGTACTTAATTTATTGAAAAATGTATACAACTATAGATATAGTTAGAACAATGTCCTGACTAGATGATGAATTAAATATAACTGATTCTAATATAAAGGATAAAATAACAAGAGCCTGTGCTATGGTAGATTCTTCTATTTGATGTATTTATACACTTCCTATTGCTTATAGATATAAAAATATATTAACTTTTGCTTGATCTGGTACATGATCTTGAACTATGACTATAGTGGTTAATTGAGTTGATTATCCTATTAGTATAGTTAATTGAGATACTCCTGATTCTGCTGCAGATAAATTTAGAGTTGCAGCTATCAATTCTACTGATTTTAAAGTTGATAATCTAGGATTATGAGAAGAAGTAACAATAGTTAGTTTTACTGATTCTGAAGATACTGTAACTGCTTATGCTGAGGTAAATATTACTGCAGCTCCTGATACTCAATGAATAACTACTACTATTTGAACTAGAACTCAGAGATATCCTCAAACTTTAGATCAAGCAGCTGCTGAGATAGCTACAGCTCTATTATTTATAGATATATACTGAATAGAATCTCAAGACACTTGAAAGGACGGAGAAACTAGAATGGATAGTGTTAACGAACTTTTAAGAAAGTTGCAAGGAACTGATGAAAGCGGTCAGAATATGAAAATATATGACGATATAACTCATATAGAAATAACTGAATCCACTTTATGAAATGCTGAAAGTTATCCAAACGATACTAGTGATGTTAGTAAAACAGATCCAACAAGTCCTAAAATGTTTATAAATAAAGAATTTTAAGATGGTTATTATAACTATAAAAGCAAATACTAAACAAATTAATTCTATAATTAAATCTATAGATAATTGACTGAAAGATTTCAGAAAACCTTTTAGAGAATTAGAAAAAATACAATTAAAAGAAATAGATGAAGCTTTTAAAGTTGAGTGAAGAAATATTACTTGAACAAGATGGGAAAAGTTAAACTTTGCTACTAGTAAACAAAAAATCAAACTTAATGTAAATAAATGAATATTACAAAGAAGTGGAAAAATGAGAAAGTCATTTAAAAGGTTTGTACTGAAAAAAGATTATCTTGTTATAGGAAATAAGGTAGATTACTATAAATACTCTCAAAGAGGGACTAAGTATGCTCCTCAGAGACAATCTATAGGACATTGAAGAGTAATGATAAAAAGAACAGAAATATTGTTTACTAAATATTTATTAACTTTAATAAGAAAATGAATGAAATAATTGAAGCTATACAAACTTTATTATCTACAAAGTTTTGAAGTAAATATAAGAAATATTATTATTGAGAAATAAAAGTTCCAAATTCAAAATATATGCCTTTTTTAGATATTGCTCCATTAACTTCTCTAGTTGAAAATAGATGAACTTGAGGAATGGCAAATAACACTTTTCAAATACAAATAAGAGTTGTATCTACTTTAAAAAAATATTTAAAACAAAATACAAACGTACAAACTCTCGATCATATGCAAGATTTAATTGATCAAGTAGAATGAAGAAATGCAGATAGAACACTTAAAAGTGATTCAGTATTATGAGTTCTTCATGATAATTTACAACTTTCTAGTTCTGTACATATAAATGGAGATTGGAACGTTGCTTATGATGAAATTGAGTTATGAGAATCATATTTAGTATATGCTACTATTGTATTTTCAGCGAATCTGATTACAATGTAAATAATTTATTTTTTAAATATTTGAATTATGAATAATTTTGATATAATAAAGGAGGAAAAAGATGGGGTAGAAATTGTGAAAGCAGTGAAAAAGAAGAAAACAGCTACTAAAAACAGTGATTAATTTAATTTTATAATTACACATTTATGTCTAATTTTGCACCTTATGCTAATTATGGTTACCTATCGTTAGTTAGTTACCTATCGTTAGTTAAAGAAGCTACAGCTTGAACTCCTGTAACTCCTACAGATTATTTAAGAATACTTTCTGATAGTCTAGAAACTAGTTTTTGAGTATCACAAGTTCAAGAAATTGCTTGAAGTAGAGAAAGAAATATAAGAAGTGTTCAAAATCAAATAGATATTTCTTGAGATGTTGAATTTTATATAGAATCTAAAATGATTTGACATTTTTTAAGAGGTTTATATTGAGCTCCTGTTTCACAAACTCTAACTGCAGCTACTGCTTTTAGACATATATTTAAAGTTACAGATACTCCGAAAACATATACTATAGATATGAAACTTGCTGATTCTCCTTGGATTCATAGATATTATGGAGTACAAATTACATGAATTAGTATTGAACAAGATGATAATAAAATTAAATGTACTGCTAGTCTTATGCCTAGAAAAGCATTTATTAATGCTAGAGTTACAACTGCTGCAAATTCAGGAACTACTTTAACAGTAGATCAAACTGCATGATTAACTACTGCTGATTCAATATTAGTATTAGATAAAGCTGATTGATTCACAACAATTAAGGAATTAACTATTACTTCAGTTGATAGCGATACTCAATTGACAACTGCTACTATTGATGTTCAATTAGATGTTGATGATATAGTTGTTATTAAAAAAGCTACTGCTACTTACGATCAAGATAAAGTATTTACATGGTTAGGGTGAAGTGAAGTATATACTTGAGTTGATATTGATAACACTTCTGCTGAGAAAAAAGAAAACTTTACTTTAGAATATATAAATGAAGTAGAACCTAGATTCTTTGGTTGATGTAATGAAAGTGATAGATTTGCTTGAGATGTATTAGTTAAATGATATGCATGATCAGGAACTTTAGATAAATTCTATGATGATGAAAGTAATTTAGATAAACTTAGAAAAAACGCTCAAATTGGTTATAGATTATTAACTAAATGAGAAACTGCTATAGAAGCTAATTCAGCTATAAAAGCAAGTTCTACATGGGGTGCTACTGCAAATGGATTTAAGGTTGAAGCTACTGCTGCTTGAAAAGATTGAAATGATATTAGTGTTACAACGATAGTTGATACAGTTGATACTCTTAGTGCAACTAAATCAGGTAATACTATTACAATTAAATTAGCAAGCACTACTGCTTCAAATAATACTTGAACATTAATCGCTGCTGTTGTAGACGCTTTAACATGAGTAGATTGAACTGCTGAATGAACTTGAGCTGAAGAATTTACAGTTGCTGAAGATAGTCAAAATTTAGGGTTTAGAATTGATAGTGCATGAGCTGAAACTTGAACTAATGTAGTTTGAAGAGATGCTTCAGAAACGCCTTATCTACAATTTGATAATGCTGCTACTAAATATGATACTTTTTCTCCAACTGCAACTGAAGATGATATAGTTATGGAAGAAATTCCTTTAGTTTTCTATAAAGATGTTGAAAGTGGGGATAATGCTAAAAAATGGAGTACTAGAATTACTCTAGTAAATTCAGTTTCTAGTTATTAATAAAATAGGGTATACGAGTTCTTAAGCTGTTCCTTGTATACCTTTTCATTTTAAACAGCCAAATAGCTTATTTATATAATTTTAAATTATGTCAAGATTTGTCGGAAAAGAATTAAAAACAATAGATTTATGAGAGGGTGAATGGATTAAAATACCAACTGCATTATCTTTTAATGATGTATCTAAAATAACATCAGAAACTGATACTACAGAGATGTCAAAAAAAATGTTAGTTGTTTGTATTAAAGAATGGAATTTAAAAGATACTGAAGGTAATATTCCTGAAGTAAATGAAGAAAATATTTTAACGTTAGATGTTTCTACAATAACTATTCTTACAGAAGAAATAACTAAAATAATTAATCCTGAAACAAAAGAAGATAATAAAAAAAAATCGTCAAATTAACACTTTCTGTTAGATGAAAATGAAAATGAAGTAATATTATGACTGACTATCTGATGAGTGAGAAATTTTGACTTGATCGGAAATTATATGAAAATCAAAGAATGTTAAATTTTATTCTTATTAGTAATATGATAGAAAAAGAAAATGGCAACAACAAACACAAAGCTAATACTGGAAACAGTAGTAAAATGAACAGCCACAGCTAGAAAACAACTAAAAGGTATTTCTAGCTCTTTGTCGTCTATTTCAGATGAATCTAAAACAGCTTTAAAACAATTATGAGCATTATGATTAGTTGCATGATGATTGGTTATTAGACAGTTTGCGGCTTTTGAAAAACAAATGTCAAAAGTAAAAGCTATAACAAATGCTACTGAAGATGAATTTGTACAATTAAATAAATTAGCTAAAGAAATGGGTGCTACTACAGCATTTACAGCAAAAGAGGCATGAGATGCCTTTGAATTTCTATGAATGGCTTGATTAAGTGTAAAAGAATCATTAGACGCTTTGCCATGAACTTTACAATTAGCTGCTGCATGAAACTTAGCATTATGAGAAGCTGCAGATATTGCAACTAATATAATGGCTCAATTTTGAATCAAAGCTAAGGATATTTGAAGAGTAAATGATGTTTTAGCTAAATCTGCAACTTCTGCAAATACTAGTGTATGAGAATTAGCTGAAGCTATGAAATTTCTATGACCAGTAGCAAATGCTATGAAAGTTCCTTTAGAGGAAACAGCTGCAGCTATTGATGTATTAGCAAATAATGGTATTAAATGAGGGATGGCTTGACAAAGTTTTTCAGCTTCTCTTTTACGTATTACAAAATTAACTCCTAAAATGGCTGCTTCAGTAGAAGCATTAAATTTATCACTATTCGATCAAAAATGAGAGTTTGTATGATTAATTGATACAGTTAAACAATTAGAAGCAGGTACTAAAAGTATGACTGATGAAGAAAAAGCTAAACATATTTCTACTCTTTTTGGTATTCAATCAACTAAACAATGGTTAACTCTTTTAAAAGAAGGTAGTTGAACAATACAAGAATATACTACAAGTCTAGAAAATGCTTGATGAGCAGCTGAAAAAATGGCTGAAATTCAATTAGATAATTTGGCTGGATCATTTACATTATTAAAAAGTGCTGTATCTTGAGCTATGATTGATATAGGTTGATCTATGAATAATGAATTAAGACCACAAGTAGATTTATTAACAGAATCTTTATCAAAAAATTCTAAACAAATACAAGAAAATTGAGAGGCTTTTGCTAAAGTTATTAGTTGAATGATATTTGCTATAAAATTTTTAGTTCAATCTTGGTTTAATCTTTGAAAAGTAATATGATTTATAGCAGCTGATATAGTTATTAGTATAAATAGTCTTTGGGAGAGTTTAAAATCAATATTTACTGATATAAAAAATCTTTTAGTTGAATTTGCTACAGCTATGAAAGATGTTGTAGTTGAAACATTTACAAGTATAGTAAATACTATAACATCTAAAATAAATGCAGTTGTAAAGTTTTTCAAAGATAAAATAAGGGCAATAAAAAAACTATGATGATCAGTATCTGCATTTTTTAGCTGATGAGATTCATGAAGTATTGATTGAGCTAGAGCTAAATGATGACCTGTAAGTTGAGGTAAATCTTATCTTGTATGAGAACAATGACCTGAAATATTTTCGCCTCAGCAAAATGGACAAATTATTCCTAATAATAAAATAGGTTCAAGTAATAGATGAGCTCAATATAATATTACAATAAGTTGAATATTCTGAACTGATGCAGTAGATGAGATTTGAGATCAATTAGTTGATAGATTAACAAAAGCTGTATTTGTATAAGAAGTTAAAATATGTATATTTTTATAGATTGAATAAATAAAACATCTTCAGTAATAAATAATTCTATTACTATAGTTGATGAATTACAAGAGAGGATTAATAGTGCTACATTGACTGTAGCTTGATTTAATCCTTCTTATTTTGATGATATAAAATTATACGATTGATACCCTATTATTTCAGCTACTTCTACAACAATTACATTAAAAAAAGATTATAATACAGCTATTCAAAATAATATCTTCAGAGTTGCAGATACTGTAACTTTTGCTATATGATTAAGTGATGAAGAAACTGGAGTAATAACTTCGATCGATAACAATTCTTGAAATATCCGTCTAAATTTTACGTCTAGCTTTTCAAATACTCCTATTTTAGACGAATTAGCATGAATTAAAAAGTTTGCTTGAAATATAATTGATATAACAGATAAAAATCAAGATATATTAACGAATGTGAGCTTTAAATTAAAATGTCTTGATTATACACGTATTTTTGATAAAAGTCTTATAAACGACACTTATGATAGTAAAGATGCACGTTTTATAATAAATGACTTCTGTAATAAGACTGTAAATAACAATATTACAATAGATGAGTTTAATTATTCAAATACTACAGAATTAAGAAATGCCTGGATCGAAAGTTGAGATTGAAACGATCCTACTTTAGATACTAGTAATTTTAGAGAAACTACTGGAAGCTGAATTTTTGATTGGACTTTTTCTTGATGAACGGCTAATTTTACTAACGCTATTACTACTACAAATTTATCAGAATTTACTTGAGTAAATACTTGAACTCCTACAAAATGAGTAATTTGATCATGGATAGAAACGGCTGATTTTAGTTTAGTTACATCTATAGAATTTAGAATATGAAGCGATTCTAGTAATTATTGAAGCTTCACTATGAACCCTACTGAGAATGATTGGGTGTTTTATGATGGTAAAATGGAAGATTTTAACATAGTATGAACTCCTGATTGGACTGTTACTGATTATGTAGAAATAATAATAACTCAAACTGCAGATAGTAATATTAATATAGATTGAATAAGAGTTTTAGAAAAAGAATATTTTAAACATTATCCTTATGTAAATACCTCTTCAGCTTTTGCAGATTTTAGAATACCTAGAGTAAAACCTACTGAAATAATGCAAAGATTAGCGGATGAATTAGGGTGGTTTTGGTATGTTGATTATGATAGAAATATTAGACTTTTCCCTGAATCTACAAACTTTTCTCCTATATATATAAATGAAACTAGTGATAACTTCAAAAATTTAAGCGTTTCTGAAGATACATCTAGACTTATGAATAGAATAGTTATAAAATGATGAAATGAAACTAGTGAAGATACATATAGTCAAGTAGTTGAATGAGATGGATTTATTAGAGAATGGATTTTAAAAAATAAATTTAAAAATCTAGTTGTAAAATTAGATGATAATAGTGTTACTGATTTAACTGAATCCTGAACTACAGAAACATTGATAAATGCAACTGCTCATTGATTAGTGGTATGAGATTACATAATAAATAGAACTAGAAGTAGTGCAGTTAGACAAGTTTTAACCGTACCAACATCAGATAGTTTTACAGTTGATGCAGTAATCTGACAGGTTTCATGAGACACATTTTCAACTTTTGTAGAACAAGTAGTATGAGTTGAGTGACTGGAAGCTGAAACTTCAAATAATTTCATGTCTAATTTTAACGAAAAGTCAATTAGAAATGCTGAAGAAGAAATTACTTTAGAAATATGAGATTTTCTACAATTTACTTATAATGAAGTTTTTCCTATATTAGTTCAAAGAACTGATAATGTGTCTGTTTCTAATGTTAAAACTGTTCTATGACATAGTGATTGAATATTTGATTGACAGCCTATAACTGATAGGACTATATTATCAAGATCGGAAGCAGTACAATTAGCAGAATGAAAACTTATAAAATACTCCAATGTAGTTATAACTGCTAAATTTCAGACTTATCAAGAATGACTAAAGGCTTGACAATTAATTGATATTAAAGATACGACAAGTAGTGAAAGAAATATCAATCAAAGTTTTTTAATACAGTCAGTAAATAGTAAACAAATAGCCTGGTGAGAAAACATTTACACCGTAACTTGTAGTAGCTTATTATTCTGATTCTTGGAATTATTTCAACAATTATTAGCTTCTAATAGAAAAATAAAAGTTGAAGAAGATGAAATAATCAATAATATAGAAGATGGATTTGAGACTGTAACGATTACAGATGTAGAAACAGATACAAAATGAGGAGAGATACAAACAGAAACTGTAACTATAGCTGATATAGAATCTGATCAAGTTATAGAACCTCCATTTGCATGGTGACCTGTACTTGAGGATTGAGATTTAATATTAGAAGACGATACAGATTTTTTATTAGAAGATTGAGCTACAGCTGAAATAGATACTCCTTGATGATTTCCATTTATTTGGAATCTATCATCTTGGGATTAATTTTTAACTTATATTAAAATGACTAAAATATCTGCACTACCTGAAGATACTAGTATATCAGATGATGATATACTTTATAAAGTAGATGATCCTTCTGGATCTCCTTTAAGTAGAAAAATTACTTGGGCTAATATAAAAGCTGTATTAAAAACTTATTTTGATACTCTTTATGAAGGTGTTTTATGATTTACTCCAGAAGATGTATCTAATAAAAGTACTGATACTGCTTTATGAACTTCAGATACTTTATATCCTTCTCAAAAAGCAGTAAAAACATATGCTGATAATTTAGTAGCTTGACTATTAGATTATAGAGGCGCTTATGATGCTTCAGTAAATACTTTTCCAACAACTTGATGAAGTTGATCTGGTTGAGCTGTTTTAAAGTGAGATATGTGGATTATTTCAGTTGCTTGAACTTTATGATGAGAGGCAGTACAAATATGAGATAGTATTATTTCAAATGTAGACACTCCTTGACAAACCTCTACAAATTGGGATATATTAAATAGTAATATATCTTATGTACCTGAAGATGTAGCTAATAAGTCTACGGACGTAGATGCTGATAAAGCTAGTGATACTAAATATTCAAGTACTAAATCTATTTATGATTGGGCTGTTGCACTATTTGCAAACATAGCTTGAGATATATCGCAAACTTTTTCTGCACTTACAATAGAATTATGACACGCTACAGATACTACAATAAGTAGAGTTAGTGTGTGAAAAATAGCAGTAGAATGAATTAATGTAGTTACAGTATCTTCTGTTGATACATTATTAAATAAAAGAATTACTACTAGAATAAATACAATAGCTTCTTCAGCTACTCCTACTCCTGCTTGAGATACAACAGATGAATTTACGGTTACTGCTTTAGCTGCTGCTGCAACGTTTGCTGCTCCTACTTGAACTCCTACAGAAGGGCAAGTATTACTTATTAGAATTAAAGATGATGCAACTGCTAGAGCTTTATCTTGGAATGCAATATATAGAGCTAGTAGTGATTTAGCATTACCAACAACAACTATAGTGTCAAAAACACTATATTTACAGTTTGTATATAATAATACAGACAGTAAATGGGATTTATTATGATTACTTGATAACTTCTAAATTATGAAATTACCAATATTTGTCTGAACTGGTGCAGGTGCAGTAGTTATTCCTATGAGTTTTATAGGGGTTACTGTATATAACAGCACTTCAAGTAATACTATATCAATAAATAAACCAGCAGGTACAGCAGATGATGATATAATGTTTTTAGTGACAGCATCAGATACAGGGCTTATTACTAGTGCTCCTTGATGGACATCTTTATGATGGACAGATACAGGTTGAAGATATGAATTATGGTACAGGGTTGCTTCTAGTGAGGGAGCATCATATACTATAACAAATAGTACAGTTAATGATTTAGCATGAACTATATATGTATATAGATGATGATTTAATACATCTGACCCTATTGATACATCTTCTAATGTAAAGTATATAGTTAGTTGAACTGAATGTAGAGCAGCTAGTATAACAGTAGCTAAAGTAAATTCACCATTATTCGTTTTTGCTAATCTTTGAAGAACAGCTAGTACAACTTTTTCAAAACCAGCTCTACCTACAGGTGAAACTTGGGTAGAAGATTATGATGGAGGGGCTACTACTAGTGATTATTGGAGAGCTGTATTTAGTATGCAACGGACAGGGTCTTGAGCAACTTGAGATATGGATGCAATAATGTCAGTTTCTACTACTAATAAACACGCTTTTGCCGTAGCTCTTAATCCTTAATAATTTTCAATATTATGAATGACCAACAAAAACTTGAACACGAAGAAACTCAACTAGAAATATTTAGAACTAGGGTAACAAACTGTAAATCTCCTAGTTCTTTTGATGGTTTATATGATAAGTTTCTTTGTCAGGAAATTGTTGTTAATGAATTAAAAGAAAAGGTTGATGAAATTTTAGATTCTAATGAGTAATAATATTATTAATAACTAAATTTTGTAAAATCATATATTTATATATACTAAAATTATATAATAATTAAAAATAATCATATGAATAAAAACGATTGATTAAAAATAAGCTGATTATGGAAGTTTGAAATTACAGATACTATAACTTGAAAAAAAAGATTTATAGAAAAAACTAATTTAATTCCTGCAGTTTGAAAAGAAGCTTTTGCAGCTCAAATGTCTGGCGACAATACAACTAATATTTGAGATAATTTATATATTGCAGTTTGAGATGATGCTACTGCTCCTGCCTCATGAGATATTGCTTTATGAAATGAAACAGCTAGAAAAGCAGCTTGAAGTACTAGTTTTAGTGCATGAACAGCTTCTATTGCTGTGTTTTTTGCTGCTTGAGAAGCCACTTGAACACATCGTGAATTTTGATTATTTTGAGATTGAAACACAGCTACAGCTAGTTGAAGTGTTGATACTTGAATAATATTTTCTCATGTTTGAGTTTCAGTTGGAGTTAGCTCAGTTGAGACAATAACTATCACTTTTTCCATATCTTTTACATAGAATAAATAATTAGTTTGACTTTAACACGATTTAAAATACAATAATTATATTATATTTTAAAGAAATTAATATGTTATCAAAAAATTGTATTGTTTGTGAAAAAGAATATTTTAGAAAAACTAGTGTTAGATATTCAGAATGGGATAAATCTAAGTTTTGTAGTAATGAATGCAGAAAAGAATACTGACAAGTAGAAAATAATTGCATTATATGTTGAGATAAATTCATAGTAAAGAAATCTATGAAGGATAAACTAACTTGCTGTAGTGAAATGATCAAAATTATCTGATTGACATGGATATGTTATGATAAAAGTTACTGATATTGTTTTATGAAAAAACTGGAAAGTAGAACATATTTATAATGTAGAACAAGATTTATGAATAGAAATTAATACAAAAACACATTGTGTCCATCATATTAATTGAAAAAAAGATGATAATGATTTAGAAAATTTATGTTTAATGACTCATAATGAACATAAATCTTTACATAATACTATTTTAAATTCGGTAATAAAAGAATTAATAGATAAAAATATAGTATTTTTTGATAAATCTGAAAAAATATATAAAGTAAGAGTATAATATTTAATAAAAATTAATTATGTCTTTAAATTCATCAACTACAACAGCATGAGCTGATGCTTTAGCATCTCAATATAATAATCTTAGAAAAGATGTTATTGAAAAAGCTTGAGATAGAACTATTACTACATGATCTACAAATGCTTATGTATTAACTACAGATGCACAAATAACAGCCTATTCTTCTTCACAGAGATTTGTTTTTCAAGCAAATTTTACTAATACAGCGAGTTGTACTTTAAATGTAAATAGTCTTTGAGCTGTTGCAATTAAGGATTCAAAAAATAATGATTTATGATCTTGAGCTATAACTTCTTGAAATGAAGTTGAAGTTATATATGATTGAAGTTCTATGGTTGTTTTATCATGAGTAACTCTTACTAGTACTAATGAATGAGTATGAAAAATAGCTTCTACTGCTGAAGTTGATGCATGAATAAATGCTTCTAATCTTCTTGTCCCAGCTCATCTACCAGTATTCCCATGAACTACAAATGAATATTTTAATCAGTCTGTTTCCGAAAATAATACATATACATATGATTTCACTAGAAGTTGAACTTATACATTAAGTTTTTCTCTTATATCTACAAGTTCATCATTTGATTATGATTGATTTGAGGCTCCAGATATTGATGGTGTAACTATACCAGTTAAAATTAATGATACTCCAAGTGATTTATCTTTAATTGGTTCTTGAGAGATAGATATATCTACTTGAAGTCTTTATTTATTTTCTACACATATAACAGCAAATAAATGACAAACTTTTTCTATTACTTTCCCGCTTGATCCTAATGCGGATGTAGAAGGTACTGTAATAATATCATGAGCTTATTAATTTAAATTATTTATATTATGTCTCCAGAAAGATTAGATAAAATAGAAGAACAAATTATTAAGCAACAAGAACAGTTTTATAAACATGAAAGTTTGCTTTGAAAAATTGAATCTACTCTTGAAAATATAGAGAAAGCTATTTTAACTGCTGTCTGAATTAATAATACTGTTGTAACTCATCAAGAAAAACATAAAGTGTCAGAAAAAAGACATGAAAAAACAGAAGAGAAAATCGTTAAAATGCAAGAAAATATAAATTGAATAAATTTAAAAATTGCAATGGTTTCTTGAGCATGGACTGTTGTAATTTTTGCTATTTCTAAATTATAAAATATGCAAGTAAAAATACTTAAAAATTGAACTCTTCAAAAAATTATATGAACTAAATATTTTCAAGTAAAAGATTATTATTTATTTTTAATAATTATTTGAAGAAAAAGATATACTGTAAAAGTTCCTGAATGATTTATAACAGATTTTTGAAGTATCCCTTCTATATTTTTCTTTTTTGATAAATCTCGTTATATAAGTTATATTCTTCATGATTATTTGTATTCACTTATATGAAAAATAGTAAATATATCTTGAGAATTAGAATATAATCAAAGATTATCTGATGAAATACTAATTAATTGATTAGGTGCTGAGTGAATGAATGATAGATGAAGAACATTAGTATTATTATGATTAGACATTTGATGAAAATATAATTATAAAAAATATAATGAAGAAATATCAGAACTTAAATTAATATTAAAACAATCATTATGAAAGTCACTGAAACAAATAGAGATATAAATAAACTTTCTGATAACTTCAGATTAAAAGTTATTGACTTTTTAAAAGAAGCATGAAATCTAATTTTTATTACTGAATCCTTGAGAAGCGATGAAAGGCAAGCCTATTTATATAATAAAATACCTAAAGTTACTTGGGTTAAACACTCAAATCATCAAGATTGAAATGCTATTGATATAGCTTTTAAATGAGATAATTTATATCCTAATAATATTGAAAAATGGGACTTGATAGCTAAAATAGCAAATAAATACTGAATTGATTGGGGTTTTGATTTATGGGGGAAAGATAAAGTACATTTTCAAGATAATTGAAAACCTTATATTTCTAAAAAAGAAAGTATGAAAATAGAACAATTTTGAGAAGAGATAATAAGAAATTGAAATAAATTCCCTAAATCAGTTTATTGAATACCTGTTAGATTCGTAAAAACAGATTCAAAAACTTTAATGTGAAAAGCTAAAGTAAAATGATATTTACCATGATGTACTAAAGATGAAATATTAATATTTGAAAACACTTTTAAAAGATCGAATGATTATCTATATAAAGTATTAATGCATGAATTTTCTCATTTTATCTATCATAGACATCTAGATAATAGAGAAGATGATGATAAATTATTTAATGATTGAAAAAGCTTTTGGGAACAATTCTCTAAAAATATACCTAGTTATATTTCTAATTATGCTAGTACGCAACCTGCAGAAGATTTCGCAGAATTAATATGATACAGTCATTATATAAGTAATAATATAGAATTACCAAGTAAATATACTTATGATGATCCAGTTAAATTCAAGTATCAGGTAGCTATTACACTATATTTAGCTTGATTAAAAAAACATTTAAATAGCTTAAAATAGGTATTATTAAAAGAATAATTAATTTTATTCTTTTTTTTGTGACATATTTTTGACATATTTTTAACATAATGTTATTATTAATAGGTGAAGTTGCAACAACACATTTATATTATTAATTACATAGGTATGAAATACATAACATTTAGAAATTTAATTTCTTTAATTCTTTATATAGAATTAGCAATAATTATATTTACTTCTTTAAATATAGCATAATGAAAAAACAAATAGAAAAAATAGATGAAGCTTTATTAAAAGTTTCGGGGTGAATTGAAAAAACAATTAATTGAGAATTTAGAAATAATAAATTAATTTTACAATTATTACATAAAAAAGAAAGATTACTTGAAAAAACTAAGAAAAAATTAGTCGCATTGAATTTAGATAATCTTTTAAACTGGGAAGAAGTCCAAAAACATATTATTAACTAATTATAAACACATATGAGATACTTAAATATAAAAAAGGTATGAATATACCTAAAAGATAAAACAACACTTAAAATGATAGCTATTTTATTAATAAGTGCAGTAATTTTATGAGCTTGATTATTTTTTCATGAAAATCATGTAAAAATTGAAAAAGCAAAAGCAGAATTATTAAAAGAATCAATTGAAGATAAAAAGCTAATTGATTATAAAAATAAGATAAAAGCGAGACAAGAAAAAATTAAAATAAGAAATGAAAGTATTAAACAAATGCAGATAGATAATTTAAAAGATATGGATTTTGAGGAATGTTTTAAAAAACAGGTAACAAGAATGATTAATTGACAAGATAGTTTGATCAATTATTGTGAGGATAAAATTTCACAAGTACACAAAAATAAAGAAATTTTAGTTAAAGAAAAATCTATTGCACAAAAAACAGAAGAAATTGTGCATAGATACTATTTTACAAACTATGATTTATGAGATGTTTGGCAGAATGATGCAACTCCTTGTATAGGTGCTAGTGGTAAAGATTTATGTTATTTACATCAAAAAGGAATCAACACAATGGCTCTTGTAAATATAAAAAGAAAAGAAATGTGAATAAATTTCTGAGATAAAGTTGAATTAACTTGATGACCTTGTGAATGAATATATCAAGTAGAAGATGAAATGAATATTAGATTTAGACAAAAAACGCCAATATATAAACCATGAACTAAGTTTGAAATAAGATGAGATATTGCTAGATATAAGCATAATTTAGAATGTGGATGAGCTTATACTATTAAAAAAGTATAAAAATTTGACTTAACTTAGGTTGTGAATATAATAGTTGTGCTTAAATCCGTAAAAGGAGTTAAGTAAGAATATTTTTTCATACCTGATCAACTATTCAGAAAAACCAATTGCTCACCCGATTGGTTTTTTATTGACTTAAATTTTAAATCCTTATAATAGATGTACATAAAGTTTCAATCCTATATATGCAAAATCTAGAAATAGTTGTATAGGACTTTAAGTCAAGTAATCAGTGGTGATAGACCTCGTATCTAACTAAGCGTGATTACAAAACTTATGAATTAAAGGATACCCCCTTATATGTAATTGTTCGTTACATAGAATCAAGAAGAGTTTTGGTTACCTCTTCTTTTTTTCTTGCTTTAAATTAAAAAAGTGCAAAAAAGTTTTGCGTTATTTGAATAAATGATTATAATAGATTTGTTAGTTAGAAATAACTACAAATATTATTATTTAATTATATATTTTATGTTTAATTTAGAGTTTTTGAACTTCTTATTATTTATTGGAGCGATTTACTTCACTCATAAATGGTATATTAAAGCTAAACATAAAGAGTTATTAAATAATAAAAGAAAAATTTATATGTTTAATTATAATTATGAAAGCAAAAGTACTACCTTGAAGTTGTAAATGTGATAAATGTACAGAAGTAATTACAAAGATTATAAATAAGAGAATAAAACAATATAATTTACTTTGTAAATGCTGATGTATACATTGACATCATTTAACTACAATGAGTCCAAATTTTACAGCTTGACAATGCATGGACTGTAATAAATGTGATTGATTCATTATAAAAACGAAATAATTATAATAATATTACTTAATTTTTAACTTTAACAGGTATGGCAAATACAGAAATAGATAACTATAAGGATAGTATAGTGGAAGGTTCTGAAATAGAATTTGAATGAAATGAATATATTTTTATAAAATATGATTGAATTTATATGATTTGTGAAAATTTAGAGACAATTATAACTGATGATTTTCATGATGATCTTGAATTTTGAGAAAATCATATATTTGGGAAATGGTGCAAAGAAGAAAAACAAGATGATTTACAAAATAACTTTAGAAAAGATGACTAAAACACACTGGTTACAGAATCCTAATAAAAATTATTTAGGACACCCTGATTTACCAAATTGAGAAGATTTAATATTGACTATTAAAAGCTGACATTGGGAAGAAGTTAAAAACCCCACTCTATGAACTAAAGAGATGAAAAGAGTAATTAGATTTAAAGAAGATGTAAAACCTTTTATATGTAATGAAACTAATGCTGAAACTATAATGAAAGCAACAAATGCTAAATATATAGAAGATTCAGTTTGAAAGAAAATACAAATGTATGTATCACAAACTAAAATGATGAAACAACTTGTAGATTGTATTAGAATAAGAGAAACTGCTCCAAAAAGTAATATAAGTAATAAAAAAGCATTAATTGCCTTGAAAACTTGTAAAACACTAGATGATTTACAAAAAACTTTTCTATGATTAACACACGAAGAAAAAGCAGATAAAGAAGTTATTAGTTTAAAAGATAATCTAAAAACAACACTATGATAGAACTAAAAGTAGAACAAAAAAGTAAAGAATGGCATTTAGCTAGAGTATGAAAAGTAACTTGAACAACTCTAAAAGATGTAATGGCTAGTAATAATTTACCATTAGTGGATAAATTACTTGCGGAATTATTATCAAATCAGTCTAAAGAGTTTAATCCTAGTAGAGAAATGGAAAGAGGAATAGATCAAGAACCAAGAGCAATTAAGAAGTTTGAAAAAGTAACAGGTAAAAAAGTAAAAGATGTTTGATTTTGTTTAAGTGAGGAATTTGATTTTTTATGACATTCTCCTGATTGATTAATTGAGATTGATTGAGTTTATAAAGAATGAGTAGAAATTAAGTGTTGAGATAGTGCAACACATATTAGATATATTAGAACAAATAAAGTAGATACTAAATACTGGTATCAAATATTAAATTATTTCTTAGTAGTTGAAACATTAGAAAGAGTACATTTTGTATCTTATGATGATAGGATTTTAGCAAAACCTTTAAATGTAGTAACTATTGAAAGAAAAGATGTTGAAGAAGAACTTGAGGAAGTAAGAAAAGAATTAACTAAATTTAAGAAAAAATTAGATAAATACCATGAACAAATAATATTTTAATTAATAAATAAAACAAAAATATGGAAGCAATTAAAATGGCTTTAAATAAAAAAGCAGATCAAATATTAGAACAGGAAATGCAAGACTTAAATGAATTAATATGAAAAAATAAATTAGCAAGTCATATTAATATAATGTTTCAAAAATGAGAAGTATCTGATTGAGATAATAAGTGAAAAAAAGAAGTTATTAAAAAATTATATTGAACTGATTGAATATTTTATTTTTCTGAATATTGAAGCTGATTATGAAATTCAGTAATTAATGATTATAAAGAAAAAAGGAAAGAAGAAATTATAAGAGATATTTTAAATTGACAAGAAATTAGATTAAAAGATGAAAAAGAAGATTTAAAAGCTTGTGAATCAAAAGAATTATCAGAACATCAAATTATAATAAATTTCTTAGAAAAAAATATAACAGAATATACTGGGCAAATTACTTCTACTATTTCAGCTATTAGTCATTGACATATTCAAAGTAACTGAACTGAAATAGATATTTATAAAGAAATAGTTAGTTCATTATCATTTTTAAAAGCAGATTATATAAATAATAACAATAAATAATGTTAGATGAAAAAGTGCTAGAAAATATAGCTAAAACTAAAGAAATACTTATTGAATACGAAAAAACTAAAGAATTAGTAGCAATATTAAATCTATATAAAAGACTTTCTTTATATTCTGTATTCTTATGAGAAAATCTAAGTGATCTAAAAAAACAATATAATACTTCTTATTACACTAGAAAAATTGAAGTGAGTAAATCATATCTTCATAATAAAAAAACAAAGATAACTGATAGACAATCACTTGAAATGGCAACTACTGAAAATGAGGAATTATTTAAACAAGAATGAGATTTAGAAGCTTTAACTATGAGGTTAGATACGTTTTTAAAGCAAATTAATAAAGTTTTAATGGCAATGTCTAGTGAACTTAGTTTTCTTAAAGCAGAAGCTAATAGAACAAATAGAAATGATATAACATAAAATTACTCCTAAAAAATAAACAAATGCCAATAAAAAACAGAATAAAAATCACTTTTAAAGAATTTTTAAAGAAAAAAGGTATAAAGATATATCAAATACAAAGTGTAAGTACTAGAACGGTAAATAATATACTTAAATCAGAACATAGTTGAAAGTATAATAAAAATTACAGGTGAAAATTGCCCTATTTTCCTACAGAAAGGACTATAAGTCTCTTATGTTTAGAATTAGATATAACTTATCATGATTTAGAACAATTAATACAGAATCAGTATAAAAGTAATAAAAAACTTGTAAAAAATAACGATTAAAGCCTTTTGGGGCTTTTTTTATTTTATATTAAAAATAAATTTGCATTTCTTATTTTATCATTATAATACAACTGTACATAAATTACATTCTCTCACAATAAAGCAATTTAGCCTGAACGGGTGTAATTTGCAAATAAGATATTGTTGTGAGAGACGATGTCTTTTTTGTTACTTTAATAAATAGATGTAGTATATAAATAATAGTATTGCCTTTTTGATGGAAACAGAATCATATGAACCATGATACAAACTCAAAAGCACGGAACCTATACTAACCGAAGCTAGAGGCTTTATATACTACATCTATTTATTAAAATAGTTAACTTGGGATATATCGGCAACTAGAATGGATATATCATAACTGAGGCTTACTTTAATTAGTAAGGGGGGAATAATTCTAGGA